TAAATGGCTGAAAAAAATATAAACAAATCTATTCTTAATAAGAACAATTTTAGACTTCTTATTGATAAAGTCCCTACAGTGGAATACTATGTTCAAACTGTTACCATCCCTGGCATCAGTTTTACTGAGACAGTAAGTGCAGCTGGTGTTGGTCTTGATGCATATTTTCCAGGCGATAAAGTTTCATTCGATACCTTATCAGTATCATTCTTAGTAGATGAAGACTTAGAGAACTTTAAAGAAATGTATGACTGGATGAATAGTATTGTTCCTATTAAAGACCCATCAGACTATAAGAACTATGTTGATAGTCAAACCACCACTACGGGTCAGCTAAGTGCCGTAGAGAACGATTTAAATCAATACTCTATGATAACCCTAGTATGTAATACTAATAAAAACATAGCAAATAGATTCTTTAGATTCTACGATGCATTTCCTATTTCTTTAAGTGCAATTGAACTTGCCTCAGGTGCAGATAGTGACCCAGTGGTTGCAACAGTAGAATTTAGATTCACATATTACGACATAGAATCCACTTCCTAAATATAGGAAAGTGTGATATAATTATACTATGAAACTTGAAGATTTAAAAGCACAATGGACAGAAGACTGTAAAATCGATGATATCGAGTTAGACCAATCTTCTTTAGAAATCCCAAAACTACATGCAAAGTATTCAGATTTGTTGACTACTGCATTGATGAGCAAAAAGAATTTAGAACTCAAATACTCACTATTACTTAAACAGAAATGGTTATGGTATAGTGGTAAGTTAGATGAGGATACCATTAAAAAGAATGGTTGGTCAGATGACCCTTTTGATGGTTTAAAAGTTCTTAAACAAGATTTTCAAATCTTTTTCAATGCAGATGAAGACTTACAAAAGATGAATGCTCAAGTAGAGTATTGGAACATTGTTGTTGACTTTCTAAAAAGATGTCTAGAGAATATCACATGGAGACACCAAACAATCAAAAATACAATTGATTGGAGAAAGTTTATGGCAGGGTCATAATGTTATATAAAAATTATACTTATATTTTACCAAATTTTTTTACACCCGATGAGGTTTCTAGAATTCATGGTGTAGCAGATTCTATCAATGCAGAAGAATCTAAAACAGGTGTTTTCAGAGATAGAGACCCCGATGCACCCCCTGTCAATCATGATAACCCAACAGTAAGACAATCAACAAACAAATGGATAGAACATAGTTTAGTTCCATCACAAATTTTTGATAAGATAAATGAAGGGTTTACTATTGCAAAAACAAATAGTGGTTGGAACTATGATTTAAATTATATGGAAGCCTTTCAGTATACCATATACACTCATAGACCTACTCAGTTTTCGGATGGTGATTTTTATACATGGCATTGTGACCAAGGAACAGATACCTATCCAAATGGTAACCATAGAAAACTATCTGCAACCATACAACTAACAAGCCCCGATGAATATGAAGGTGGTTATTTTCAATGGTTGGAATGGGAGAATGCATTTAATACATTAAGAAATGGTTCAATGATAAATTCTCATGACCTAATCCATACAGCACCATTCAGTGCAAAGGAACTTGGTTCAATGATTATATTCCCGTCATGGTTACACCATCAGGTGACTCCAGTAACTAGAGGAGAGAGAAGGTCGCTTGTGGTATGGAATTGTGGTTTCCCTTATAAGTAATGAAAGTAACAGTATCGAAGATAGACGATGTCTTCATGAAAGTCGATTGTGATGATGGTCTTGCACGAGACCTTTATGACTTCTTTTCTTTTACAGTTCCTAATGCAAAATTTATGCCCTCAGTTAGAAATAGATACTGGGATGGTAAAGTTCGTTTATTCTCTTTAAAAACAAAAAAGATTTACATAGGTCTCTTACCATATGTTGATGCATTTTGTAGAGAAAGAGGATATGAGTTTGGTGGTATTGAAGATGTCATTGGTGAAAAGAATAGAATGTCTGATGAGGATGTCGATTTCTTTATCAATGGTGATGATTTAATCCCAGGCCTAGGACTTCCTTTTCAACCGAGAGATTATCAAATCGATGCATTCAAAACAGCTGTGCAATATGGTAGACAACTCTTATTATCACCAACTGCAAGTGGTAAGTCTCTCATCATTTATATGTTATGTAGATGGTATGAAGGTGAGTTTAGTTTTCAACCTAATCCAAAATCAGTAATCATAGTTCCTACAACTTCTCTAGTAGAACAGATGGCAAAAGACTTCAAAGAGTATGGATACAAAGAAGATATTTGTAAAATCTATTCAGGTCAAGAAGTATTTGATGCACCTATCACCATAACAACATGGCAGTCATTCAGTAAAGCACCTAAAGAAACTATGCAGTCTTTCGATATTGTTATTGGAGACGAAGCACATTTATTTAAAGCAGATGTTCTTAAAGGTATACTTGAAAAAATGAAATCTACAAGTGTTCGTTTTGGAACTACGGGAACACTAGATGGTTCTGAATGTCATAGACTACAACTTGAAGGATTATTTGGCCCAGTTAAAAAAGTGGTATCAACTAAAGAATTGATGGATGAAGGAACCATTGCTAATATTGATATCCAATGTGTCATACTTCGTCATACAAAACAAAAGAAACTTACTTATCAAGAAGAAATGGATTATCTTGTAAGTAATGAAGCAAGAAATGAATTCTTATGTAATCTAACATATTCTCTGAAAGGTAATACCCTAGTGCTTTTTCAGTATGTTGAAAAACATGGTGAGATATTGTTTAATAAAATGTTTTCAAGATTACAAAAACAATTACACTATGTCTATGGTGGGACAGACACCGAAGACAGAGAAAAGGTTAGAGGTATTGTAGAAGACTCTAACAATAATGTCATACTAGCATCATACGGAACTTTCTCTACTGGTGTTAATATTAAAAAAATCAACAACATTGTATTTGCTTCACCTTCTAAATCTAGAATTAGAAATCTACAATCTATAGGAAGAGGACTAAGAAAGGTAGAAGGTAAAGATAAAATGAGACTCTTTGATATTGCAGATGACCTACAATGTGAAAACTACACTCTCGGTCACCTTAAAGAACGAATAAATATATACAACGAAGAGAATTTTCCATATGAAATACAACAGTATGATTTAAAATGACAAGACCAAGCAATCTATTTCCCGACAGATACGAAGTCCTCAAACTCAGAACTGGTTCAGAGATTTGTGGTATGACAAGAGATACAGATAGAGGTATCGAAATCACTCTACCTATGATTTGTCATTTACAAGTTATGCCTGATAAAATAAATACTACTGCAACTTTCTATCCTTATGCACCTTTAAGTTCTGATTCAACTGTTATAATTCCAACAGATTTAATTGCACATAGAAATACAATGAACAAACAGTTCATACCTTTTTATGACGAAGCTTCTGCAAAATGGTTGGGTATGGTTGAAAATGAAAACATACCTTTGATACCAAAGGGTAGTGAAGGACAACATATCAAATCTCTACTGGATGATAGAATCAAAGAACTTCTACAAATGGATTTGACTGAAGCAGAACTCGATATGCTTGATGAAGACTTTGCAGACTTCGAAAATTCTCTACCACCTAAAGACCCTAAGAAGATTCATTAGGATTAAAACTTTACTAAATAAGTTCCGAAGAACATACGATTTTGTTATGTTTTGTTATAAATGGAGTTTATAATTCATAATGACTGAATTAGTTAAAAAATTTAAAGAAGAAGTTGCAGATTTTAATGAAGAATCGTTTGTTGATGCTTTAGAATTAATAGTATTAGTATTTGTCTTTGTGACGACTACTATTGCAATTGCACCGATAGTATAATGGAAATAATTTTTATTACAATCATGGCAGTTTTTGCTAGTGGGTTATATTTGTCTTTTGCACCTATGCATGAAATCAGAGGTGCGATTTACTACGCAGAACATGTAGCAAATCAAAAACATAAGGGAGACATGCCCGATGCACCAGTTAGAACTGCTACTAAATAAACCTAG